GCTCGCGGTTTCAAGTTAGAGTCAGCTAGAGAACATGAAGTGTTGTGGGACCCCAAACATAACAACTGGATTACGCCCATACGTAATCCTTTTACCAACAAACTCATGGGGTGGCAGGAGAAAGGTTATGTCAAACGTTACTTCAAGAATTACCCTACGGGAGTGGAAAAAAGCAAAGCTCTTTTTGGCTTTCGCAGGTACGATGGTGGCAGGCTTATTGTTGTTGAGTCTCCTCTAGACGTAGTTAGATTATCTTCAGTTGGTGTTTCTGGTGGGGTTGCTACATTTGGTTCTTTAGTCTCTAAAGAACAAGTCAGCCTCATCAGAAGCGCTGACCAAATCGTGTTTGCTTTTGATAACGACGACGCTGGAAGACTTGCTGCTCAGAAGATGCTTGACTTAACTGTGTCTTTAAGTTTTGAAGCTTGGTTTTTTAATTATTCGGCTACAACTATGAAGGATGTAGGCGGTATGAGTAAAGCAGAGATACTTACTGGATTGGAAACTGCAAAGCACAGTTTGCACGGACTTAAGGCAATAGTATGACTTTTAAAGGAACCTTATTACCTTATCAACCAGAGGCAGTTGACCGAATGTGCGAGCGCAAAAAAATGCTTGTTGCGTACGATTTAGGTTTAGGCAAAACTATTATGACTATTGCTGCTTTAGAACGATTGATGGATGAAGGCAAGGTAACTGAGCCTGGAATCATAGTTTGTTTATCAAGTATTAAGTATCAATGGGCTAATAAAATTAAAAAGTTTACAGAAGGAACCTCTACAGCCATTGTAATTGACGGTACACCAAAACAAAGAGAAGCTCAATACAACAAAGTTTACCGTTGGCGAGACACAAAAATAGATTACGTGATACTTAACTATGAACAAGTAGTTAACGATTGGAAATTTATTCAAAAGTTACCAAAAGGGTTTGTTGTGTTAGACGAGGCTACTGCTATTAAATCTTTTAAATCTAAACGTTCTAAAGCTGTAAAAAAGTTGTCAGACGCCCCATATAGGTTTGCTTTAACTGGAACTCCAATTGAAAATGGAAAGCCAGAAGAGTTGTTCAGTATTATGCAGTTTGTAGACCAGTCTGTTCTAGGACGGTTTGATATCTTTGATACCGCGTTTATAGTTAGAAATAACTGGGGTGGAGTTGACAGGTATAGAAATTTAAATACTTTACATGAACGCCTTAAAGAAGCGTGTGTCAGAAAATCTCAAAAAGACGCAGATGTTGCTCCATATCTGCCAGACGCTTTGTACAAAGAACCTCTTCAAGTAATACTAGATAGAAAATCCGCAAAGTTATACTCTAGAATTTTGTCCGACTTACTTATAGACCTAGATGACGCTCAAACACTATTTGGTGCTAACTTTAATCTGCTTGCCCACTACGGCTATGAAAGCCAGTGGAATCAAGGAGACGAGCTTCGTGGAAAAATCATGTCTAAAATCGGTTGTTTAAAGATGTTGTGCTGTTCCCCAAATTTAATTAAATCAAGTGCTGAGAAGTTTAGACTGGCTAAAGGAGAAGGTTCAGCTTACGCAGCTCAACTAGATGATGAAGGCCTTCTAGAGTCAATGCCAGAAACTAAACTTGACATGTTAGTGGCCTACGCTAAAGATTTTCTAGAGCAAGACGAGTCTAATAAACTTGTCATTTTTTGTACTTACGTAGAGATGCTTGACAAAATCATTGATAGGCTTGGTCCTGATATATGCAGGGTCTACTCTGGACAGATAGACTCTAAAACTAAAGAGGAACATAAAGTTGAATTCAATAATTCTCCTGATGTTAGGGTTCTCGTTAGCTCTGACGCTGGGGGCTATGGCGTTGACCTACCATCTGCTAATCTTCTTATCAACTACGACCTTCCCTGGTCGTCTGGCTTGGCTACTCAAAGAAACGGACGAATCAACAGAGCGTCGTCAGAGTGGTCCACAATAGTCATACAAGACATACTTGTAAGCGGGTCTATAGAAGTACGGCAGTATGAGGCTTTACAACAAAAAAACGCTGTAGCTTCGGCTGTTCTGGATGGAACAGGCATAAATGATAAAGGCGGGGTTGATTTGACAATTAGTAGCCTTAAAAAGTTTTTACTAGATAGTTCGGTGTAGAGTACTCCTATGCCAACCTACGAATTTCGTTGTGAAGACTGTGAAGCCTACGGCACCGGGGAGTTTTCCATTCACGAGGACGCCCAAATGAGATGCCCTAGATGTCAGACTTTGATGACTAAGGTCTACTCAGCTCCTGGTTTAATATTTAAAGGAAGCGGTTGGGGCGGAAAATAGGGTTTTATACCTGTTAAAATAGTTTAATGCCAAATGCACCTAAGACACCAACGCGTACTATCCGCGTATCTGATGAGCTGTGGACAGCTGTTCAGAAGAAGGCTGCCCTAGAAGAGGTCACAGTCACCAGCGTTATTATTGAAGCTTTGAACAATTACGTATCTGGGGTTGACAAGGGGTAACTACCTGATTAAGTTTGTACCAACCTAATAGGAGGTACAAATGCAAGACAATAGTGTAGATGCTCTGCTTGATGAGCAGTTAGAAATCGTAAAAGGTGAAGTACGTCAGTACGTAGCTCTTAAAGACCAAATAGACTCCTTAAACAAAAGAAAAGACGACATTAAAGGTCGTATCTTTGCTGTTGCAGAAAACTATGGAGAGCCTACAGATAAAGGCCATATTGTTTTTCCAATCAATGAAGAAACAACAGGTACTAAGTCTATTGTTAAACAACGTCGTGCTTCTAAAGTTTTTAATGAAGAAACTGCAGATACTGTTCTAACAACTAAATCTTTAAAAGAACGTTGTGTTAAAACTGTAGAAGTTTTAGATGAAGACGCAATTATGGCTGCATACTATGAAGGACTATTGACCGACTCTGACATTGATTCAATGTTTCCAGAGAAGGTTACTTGGGCTTTAATTTTGGAGAAATAAATTGCCTAATGACTTTATTGAAGAGACCTTTGGCGAATTAGACGCTTTTTATCCGGGAAGCAAACGCAAACGTCGTAAACCCGTCCCAGAAAAACCTACGGTAGAAGTCGTGCCTTGGGAGGACGAGTACTTTGAAAAGTTCATAAATGGACAAAAAGTAAAACTGTATACGTTAGGGTCTTTAGCTAAAGCCATAAACCGCTCCCCTAAAACCTTGCGTAAATGGATGGAACAAGGTAAGTTTCCACAATCACCTTACCGAATGCCAGATACTGTGGGTAAAAATGGAAAAACCTACGTTGGTAGAAGGCTATACAGTAAAGCGATGGTGGATGCCGTGGTAAAAATATTTGCCTCGGCTGGACTGCTACACGCGGATAGAGTAGAATTGTCTACGCACCGGAATCTTGCAGACAAGATAACCGAGGTGTGGAATGAAATCCGCACAACCGAAACTAACTAAGGAGAAATGCCAAATGGCTATTCAACAAACTGCCCCAGATGCCAATGCGTATGTGGCCGAAGAATCAATCGATGAGCGTCCTGCTCAATCAACTACCAAGTCCGCTTCTGATGATGTTGTTTTATCAGGATGGGATGCTGCTGAAAAACTAACTACTGCTATGGGAGATTTTCCTGTAGAGACTCGTTTAATTGAAAACGAATTTCAAGTTTTCAAATTCCTGGACCAAGAAGGTCCATTTGCTATCTATAAGCAACACTTCCTTAATCAAAAGACTTCAGGAAAGCGTTCATACGTTTCTCTTGGAGCAAACGACCCATTGTGTGTAAAGCTTGGGAGTAAGCCAGAAAACAAGAGAGCGTTTTCTGTTGTTAACTTTAGTGCTGAAGAAGGACCTCAGCGTCAAATGTTAATTGCAGGTTCTCGTTTGTATCAGGCTCTACATGCTGCTCACTTCTCACCTCAAGGACCTCTTACAAAGGGTTACTGGGCTATTTCTCGCACAGGAAAGATGGCTGCAACTGTTTACACCATCACCCCTATTAAAGAGCGTGACTTGGAAGAAGACTGGAAAATTAATCCAGAGACTGCTGCTGCGGTCGTTGAAAACACACAACCATACACCGCTGATGCAATTCGTAAACCAACTTGGGAAGAGTTGGACGAAATTGCTAATTCACTTATCTAAAAACTAAATCACTTTAACACTTAATAGCAGGGTAGGACGTGCCCTATCCTGCTATTAAAAAAGGAACCCACAATATGAACATTATTACCACTACAGAAGCTTTATCAGAAATGGTTAGTCACTATCTAACTCAAGACGCTTTTGCTTTTGACGTGGAAACTGTGGGACCACAAAGAGGGTTAACTCCAGTAAATGAGGTTCTTTGGATTACTTTTGCAACGCATGGTCGTTGTGATGTTATTCCTATGGGACATCCAAATGGAGAGTTTATAGAAGAGGTGTTTCCTCTTACGGGACAAGGAGAGATTAGGAAACAGCAAGGTTTGGCGTTACGGCTTAGCGACTATTCAAGAGATAGTAAGAAGGCCACCAAAGTATTTGGACCAGCGCCAGACCAGCTGTTTCCTAACGAAGTATTTTCTGCTTTAGAGCCTCTGTTATTTGATACCAGCAAACTAACCATAGGTCACAATTTAATTTTTGATTTAACTTCTATTGCTAAGTACTACAAAGGTCGTATCCCAGAACCAGCTTACTTTGACACAATGGTTGCGTCTTTTATTGTAGACAACCGTAATAAAAACAAGTGTGGATTAGATGACTGTTTAAAGCGTGAGTTTAACTACGAGATGGTTAAAGGAGTAGGAAAAGAGGTAGAAAACTATTCTTTTGAAGAGGTTGCTAAATACGCTTATTTAGACGCTAAATACACATTTTTACTTTGGAAAACACTACAACCAAGATTAGAAGCCGCTGAACTAACTAAAGTGTTTTCTTTAGAGATGGACGTTCTTAGAGTTCTTTGCGACATGAAACTTACAGGTGCTGTAATTGACGTAGAAGCTTTGTCTTCTCTACATACATCGTTAGAAGCAGATTTAGAAAAAACTAAGGCTTCTATTTGGAAAGCTGCTGCTAGAGAATTTAACATTAACTCTAACCAAGAAAAACAACATATTTTGTATAGTTCTAAAGACGAGGGTGGTAGGGGTCTAAAGCCTAAGGTTTTAACTCCAAAGGGAGAAGACGCAGCTAAAGCAGGCAAGGAGTTATTAATAGAGCATTACTCGGTATCTGCTGAGGCTTTAGAACCATACAGAGACAAAGACGCATTAGTAACCGCGTTACTTGAGTACTCTGATTTAAACAAGCTTTTGACTACGTATGTAACCCCATACTTAGGTGGTGATGTAGTTCGTACGGTTTCAGGAAAGTCTAAGATAGAGCATAAAGAAAGCCTTTTAATAAACGGAAAGCTTCATTGTGACTTTATTCAACACGGGGCAGAGACGGGTCGGTTTTCTAGTCGAAACCCAAATTTACAAAACGTTCCAGCTCCTCACACTCCAAATGGAAAAGCCATTAGAAACTTGTTTGTTGCTCCAGAAGGCCACTCCCTAGTAGTCGCTGATTATTCTCAGATTGAACCTAGAGTTATTGCTTCGTTTAGTGAAGACCCAATTATGATGAAAAATTACCTAGAGGGTGGGGATATCTATACAACCGTTGGTGACACTATGGGGGTAGACAGAAAAGCAGGAAAAGTTTTAGTTCTTTCTATGGCTTACGGAGTAGGTCCCGACAAGATTGCTAAGTCTATAGGTTGTTCTGTGGCAGCAGCAAGAGACCTTCTTAATAAGTTTGCTGAAAGATTTAAGACTGTGGCAAGTTATAGGTCTAAAGTTTTAGGTGCTACTAGACGAGGCAGACCCCCTTACGTAACTACCATAACTGGTAGACGTAGGTATTTGCCAGAGATATTTTCTAAGGACCCAGGTGTTAGAGCTGGAGCAGAACGTCAAGCTTTTAATACTAGAATCCAAGGAAGTGCCGCAGATATTATTAAAATAGCCATGGTGCGTGCTCATACCATGCTACCAAAACAGGCTAAGATTACGCTTACCGTCCACGACGAACTGGTTGTAACAACTCCAGATAACTTAGTAGACGAAACAGTTTCTAAACTAAGAGAGGCCATGGAGGGAATTAATGTGTTAAAGGTTCCATTGATTGCTGATATTACTGTAGCTAAAAGGTGGGGAGACGCTAAGTGAAGTTTCCATTTTTTAATAGATTCTCTAATGACAAAGAGCCTGATTGGGTAGTAACTAGAGACTCAGTTCCTTTATCTACATTGGCTAGATGGTATATCTACGATATGGGTATTGAAGAGCCAAATAAGTTTGGCGGTAAAGTGTTTAATTTAAATCCAATCAGTAATGAAGGTAAAGAAAAAGAAGAAGAAGATAGTGCTAACAGAATGAGTTTTGTTTATCCCATACTTCCTTTTTTAAGTGTTATGGCTGAATTAAACGCAAAAGCCATATCTGAAGTACAAAAAGCTGACATGATAAAACACGGTATGCCAGAGGACGAAGTAGATACTGGTCTTGTTGAAACAACACAGTTTTATCAAAACATTAGTTTTGCTGCGTTAATATCAAGTTACGCAGCAGCTGCTGAGTTGGGTTTAATTGATATATCTGGTACATTTACCGACATAGATGAAATGGATAACAAATGAGCGATTGGTGGTCAAAAAAATTAGGAACGAATACGCCTACTCAAAGTACACAGTACATACCTCAAAATACTCCTCCTGTTGTACAACCCGCTCCACAGACACATACCCAATCTGGAAATCGTCTGCCAGAAAGCGCGATGACCAGTTCAAGATGTCCACACTGTGGGAGTGGAAACTACGGCAAATCAAGCCCTGATACAAGAGCAAGATGTTATGACTGCGGTTATCCAATACAACAGTCAGGAACTGGAACTCCAGGAGTTAGATTGCCAAGCACAGGTGCTGCTGAACCTACTAAACAAATAAATACATCAAACAACTTTAATCCAACAACTATTATTGGAAAGATTGAATAATGAGTTTTAATAAAGTACTAGCATTAATTAATAAAAAGTATGGGGATGGAACAATTGTTGTTGCGTCTGACGTATTGCCTAGTACAAGAATCACTTCAGGCTCACTTGCTTTAGATGTAATCCTAGGTGGCGGTTGGCCTACAAATCAATGGCATGAAATTGTTGGTGAAGCTAGTAATGGAAAAACAGCATTAGCTCTTAAAACTATTGCCGCTAATCAAAAGAAAGACCCTAATTTTACTGCTGTGTGGGTAGCAGCAGAACAATGGGTACCAGAATACGCAGATATGTGCGGAGTAGACCTATCTAGAGTTCACGTTTTAACAACTAACGTAATGGAAGTTGCTTTAACTGCCGTTTTAGATTTAGTAGAAACAAAGGAAATAGATTGTGTGGTCATTGATTCGCTGGCAGCTTTGGTTCCTGCTGCTGAAGACGAAAAAGAACTTGAAGAGTTTACTGTCGGCCGTGCTGCGTCGTTAATGGCTAAGTTTTTTAGAAAAATGGAAAAGGCTGGTGGTCGCAGCCTTATTAACGAAGAGCGCCCTTTTGTCGGGTTAATTATTAATCAATACCGTATGAAGATAGGAGTTACCTACGGAGACCCTCGCACTACTCCTGGAGGAGAGGCTAAGAACTACTTCTTCTTTACACGTGTAGAGGTTAAACGAGATGACTGGGTTGAAGTAGGAACTGGTCAAGAAAAACGTCGTATTGGCCAGACTATTAAATTTCAAACAAAAAAGAACAAGTCTGCTCCACCGTCTCAATCCGCTTTTGTAGATTTTTATTTTGCTGATGGTGGCGTAGTTCCCAAAGGTAACTATGATTTTGCTAAAGAAATTGTTGCTATTGGTTACCTATACAAAATCATTAAGAGAGCTGGGGCGTACTACAGATACGCTGGTCGTCAGTGGCAAGGTGCAGACGCTTTGTTAGCCTCTTTAAGAGAAGAGATAGATTTAAAAGAGGAGTTAGAAAGAGAAGTTTTAGACATTGTCAGAAACAAAGGCACCTTAGGCGCAGACCCGACTGTTGAGCCTGATGAAGAGTGAAGGCCAAAAACAGTCTCTTAAACACGAGAAACGATTAGCTAAAAAAATTGGAGGAGGCCGAAATGCTGGCTCCGGGGCTTTTTGGCAACGTAAAGGTGACGTTAGGTCTAAAGACCTTTTAATAGAACATAAATGGACTGGTAAACAGTCTTTCACAGTAAAAGCTGATGTTCTTGAAAAGATTATTACCGAGGCTATATTAGACAGCAGAACGCCTGTGTTAGGTTTCAGTTTAAACAAAGAAAACTACGTAGTACTACTAGAGGATGACTTCCTGCAGATTCGAGATACCTTGCTAAACATGATAGACTTGGAGCGAGAACACACGGAAGAGGAGTAGCCCTAAATAAGGAGCATACTTCTTGCCTGCAGAACCCCAAGACGATTGGCGTCATAGCGCCAAGTGCCGTGGTATGGATACTGAACTTTGGTATCCCCCTCGTGATAAAGATTTGTATAAAGAAATAGCAGACAAGTCAAAAGCCGTATGTTTTGGCAAAGACGGTAGACCACCATGCCCAGTACGAATTCAATGTTTACTTGAGGCAGACAGAGTTGATGAACCCCACGGTATATGGGGAGGACTTAGCCATCGTGAGCGCAACGCCTTAAAAAGAAAAGTAGAGAAAAAAGGTATGACGCTTAAAGAATGGGTTATTGCAGATAGCACAAAGAAGTAGTCTGTGGTAAGTTCATCCTCTAGGAGGAGAGATGATTCTAAGAACAGAGAAAAGTGCCGCTTTGGATAAGTTTTTAAAAGCAGGCAAAACAAATAGTAGGGTGTTAGGGAAAGTAGAAAGACATATTCTTTCTACACCTCGTGATGCAAGTAGACGAAGTGATTTGTTACACCCTTCCGCTATGGTCAGTCCTACTTGGTGTCATAGGGCTTCTTACTTTCATTTACTTGGACACGAACCTGCTCCAAGACCTATAACTTTAAATCAACATATGATTTTTGCTGAAGGACATCGTATTCACGAAGTTTGGCAAGATGTTTTCAGAGACATGGGTACTTTGTACGGCATGTGGGAAATCGTGGAAACAGGTGCTACTTACTGGGGATTTGCTTCTGACCACAATGACAAGTACACAGTAAAGTACAGAGAAGTTCCTTTAGATAACGAAGAGCTAATGATTACAGGCCACGCAGATGGGTGGCTTGTTGGTTTTGGTGAACCACTTTTATTGGAAGTAAAGTCTATTGGAATTGGAAGTATGAGGTATTACTCACCGGGACTTGTAAAAGCAGATTCTGATTTTGCTGCTGCTTGGAAAGCTATTGAGACTCCGTTTGAATCTCATATTTCACAAGTTCAGTTATATTTAAAGTTGTTAGAGTTGTCTGACCATGAGGTTACTCCACAAGAAGCCGTAATCATTTACGAGTCAAAAGTTAATCAAGAAGTAAAAGAGTTTGTTGTAAGAAAAGATTCTTGGGGCATTAACCACATATTAGATGCCGCTAAAATGATTGTAGAGGCGGTAAAAACCAGGACTCCTCCAGACTGTAACAACGGTGGTAGGATGTTATGTCAAGGATGCAAGGGGTATAAAGATGAGCAGAAGTAGTTTAATTGCAGATTCCGTTAGTAGTAACGCTTTAACTACACTTAAAGAACAGGGATTTGTAGTCGACTTAGAAGTTGATTTAAGTAGGCCAACATTACCTAATAACATAACTGAACTAGGTGATGAAGATTTAATGGAGTTGTACACTAAATTTGTTGCGTATTCAGACTTCATCAACACTCAGCTTTCTTGTGCAATTATTGATGAGAAAGAGCTAGAACGACGCATCGAGCTAGCAGAGGCTACTACTTTTTTAACGCTATCAACTGCCACCTCTAAGTTAACTACCGTACGGCCTCAGGTTGCTTCAGATGAGGACGTGGTTCAGTTAAAAGAAGAGCATATGCAAAAGTTTGCGTATAGAAAGCTTATTGAAACTATGGCTAACAACTACGATAGAGGAAGCTCTGTATGTAGCCGAGAGTTAACACGACGAACCTCTAACGATAACTTTAAGACCCGAGCAAAGAAATTTACAACATGACAACTCCCATTAAATTTTTTGATGGTGGACTTACTAAAGAGGCTAAACGAGTTTCTATAGGTATAGACCAGTCGTACACTGGGTTTGCGTTTACCGCAATGGATATGGATAGCGGTGAGTGGATGACTACAGTTACAAAGGCTCCAGGAACTCACGTAGATAGGTTGTACTTTATTGGTAGGTCTTTAGAAGGAACTTTAAACGCTTTGTCTAAGAACGCAGAAGAAGTTGTGGTTGCTATGGAAGGGTACGCCTACGGTTCTCAAATGGCAAACATGGCTGGTGAACTTGGTGGACTAGTCAAGTTAACTTGTTTTATGAGTCTTGACAGTTTTCATGGAAAGTACCCATACATAATCCCACCTACAGTTCTTAAGAAGTACGTTACTGGAAAAGGTAACGGTATACAAAAGAATCAGATACTGCTTCACGTATACAAAAAGTGGGGCGTAGAGTTTACCGATGACAACGCTGCTGACTCGTATGCGCTCGCTCATTTAGCCGCTGGAAGACATGGTCTTTCTTACGAAAAAGATATCTACAACAACATACAAGACCCTAAATACAGAGAAAAGCCTTAAGCTTTAGGCATGAGCGACCAGCCTATTCCCATTAGCTCCCTAAAGCCTGATTACGAGGCATCTATGGATATGCGTGGTACCCCAACACACGTATGTGTATGTGGGTCTACCCTGTGGAATATAAAAGCCATGTTTGAAGACTATGAGATTTCTATGTACTTTTTAGACATGGAATGCGCTTTATGCGGGTCTTTGGCCACCGCCCCCACCTTGGTAGATAGTCCAGGTTACACCCCTAATTCATAGTTAAATTGCCGTATATTATTTCTCACGGGAGTACTACTAGACGAATATAGAGGAACTACATGTCCGAATTACAAGAAGAGCAGGTATTACGCGTAGGCGCAGGCAGTAACCCACAATCCGTGGCCTCAGCTATTGCACACGCCATATACGAAAGCAATACTTGCAAGATTAGAGCCGTAGGCGCAGGCGCAGTAAATCAAGCTGTGAAAGCGATTGCTATTGCTCGAGGCTACACCGCTCCCAGAGGTATTGACCTAGCCTGTGTGCCGGGGTTTGCCTCAGTTGAAAGTAACGGTGACACTATCAGTGCTATCGTTTTTAGAATTAATGCAGTCAGTTAAGCCTTATTTTTCAACAGTAAGGCCGTATTGTTGTATTACCAACTCTTAGGCCGAAGAGGTATAAAATGAAAGAACCAAAGAGCAAGTTTTCTACGATGGAAACCAGCGCTGCCCGCGGAGCACGAAACGCTTCTGCTGAAGGCACTTCTGGCAAGCTTGTTAAGAAGAAGGGCGCTCAAGCTGGCGACCCTTACGCACAAGCAAAGCCTTCACGTAAGAATGTAAAAGCAGCTGGAGTACGTGCGTATGGCATTAGAACTGCAATGCCTACTTACAAAGACCCTTCTGCAGGAATGACACAAGCCAACGGCAGAATTTTTACTGCTGCGCTAAATCGTCAAGCTCCTAACTTTTCGTCAGGTGCATCAGACGCTTTAGCAAACTAACAACTTAATAGCGAAATAGGACCGCAGCCTTACGGCTCGGTCCTATTTGCATTTTCTCGTTTTGCAACGTCAATATTTGTCAAAATGTGTTAGGCTAATGACACTTGTGTAGTTAAGCATGAGTAGGAGAGGCCTATGTTATCTGAAAAGATATTGAATATAGCTAAAGAAGGCGCTATACACGGCTGTGTTGTAAAGGTGTGGTTGCTTACTCAACCAAAAGAATTACAAGAAGCATTTGATTCGCTTATGAAAAGCCCAAATGCAAACCTTTCCGTAGCTTATAGATACATATCTGAAGAAAATAGCGATTTACCATTTAAAAGAACTTCTTTCACAACCCATATTAGAGGGAGATGCACTTGTCCGACGAGCTAGTAGAAAAGCTAACTAATCTTTTAAACACTGAGGTACCTGATACAGCTTGGTTGTGGCCACCTATTCAACAAGCTTCGCCTACAGTTATAAAACCAGCTGTTTATAAGAATAAAAAATCTGACAAAGGGCCATACAAACTAGTTATGTTTGTACCAGACCCACAAATCGGATACAGAAAATACGAAGATGGGACATTGGACCCATTTCACGATGAAGCCGCAATTGATGTACATTTTCAATTGTTAGCGTACTTAGAGGCAAAGTACGGAGTAGATGAAATCATTCATCTAGGAGATTATTTAGATTTACCAACTATGGGCAAATACGCACAAGAAGAGATGTTTGCACACACAGTACAGCCAGCTATAGATTACGGACATCAGTTGTTAGCTAAACAAAGAGCAACATGTCCAAATGCAAAAATTGTTTTAATTGAAGGCAATCATGATTGCCGTATGAACAAGTTTATTACTATGAACGCTATGGCGTCTAAAGGTATTAAAAGAGCCATGCCTAAACCAGATTCTTGGCCTGTAATGTCTATTCCTTATTTACTCAGATTAGACGAATTAAAGGTTGAGTATATTGGCGCCTATCCAGCAGGTGAGTATTGGTTGAATAAAAGTCTAAGAGCTATTCATGGAACTAGCGTTCGTTCTGGAGGCTCAACAGCCAGTGCGTACGTAAACAAAAACCCCCACATTTCTACAATTTTTGGACACGCACACAGACAGGAGATGCAATATAAAACTGTACATGACCAAGACGGTCCCATCAGAAGCGTTTCAGCAAGCCCAGGGTGCCTATGCCGTGTGGACGGAGCAGTCCCTTCTTATGGCAGTGGCCTTAGTGAGCAAGGCCGTCCAGTAAAGCATTGGGAAGATTGGCAACAGGGAGTCATGCTTGGCTGGATTAGGGAAGACGGCCATTTCATACTGCAGCCAATTAACATTTTAGACGGTTGGACAGTTCACGAAGGAAAAGAGTTTACCGCTAAGTAATGTTCTGATAGGCGTATTATGTATGTATGCCAGGTACCCATCAGAATATACAGAGTCTCGGAGCTTCGGGACTCTATGGAACTTACACTAATTACGGTGGCGGCGGTGTTCCTGTTGCTCGTTCTGAGCTCGACTATTTACGTATGGGTGTGGGTCGAGAACCTTCCGCAGAGTATCCAAATGGGTACCTAGGCACCATACGTTCACGACGTGATGACAGAGGCACAGCTAACGGAACTTCTGACCGCGTTTTAGATAAGATGAAGCAACGTGTAGGACAACGTTCCTATCAACGTGGTGTGCACCGCGGAGAGCGCATCGACCCATCAGATTATTATTATCCTTCTGGTTTAGATAGAGACCGAGGAATCAAAAGACAAATAGCTGCTGCTCGTCGAGGAAACCCTGTAACTAGAAACGCACCAGTATCTAAGTTAGCACCTGCACCTCATCTAGTAAATGATGGTAAAGCAAATACAAAACACAATGCTCCGTACGAAGTAAACCAACGACGCGTTGACCAAATTTCTAGACTAAAGCCTGGGTGGAATTAATGCCAAATACACCCGATGGGGTTTATGGAGAAAGACCGTGGTCTACCAACAGACCTTGGCTAGCCGCTGGTAAAGCTGCGTATCCTCCTCAAGCATATATTGGCCCATTTGCTAGTAATCAAGAACGACTAGTTACGCAATCCTTAGAAGTAGCTAATATGACTGGGGAAGAGATTCAAGAATATGTTCGCCCACCCCTACCTCAAGTAGAGCTATTCCCACCTAGATTTGGGTATAAGAACACGGAATACAGTATTGAGGATATCGTTGAGCTTACTAGTAGGACTTATGAAAGAACTGAC